ACCCAGACGATGCTACTAAAACTTTAGTAGGTTTTAGAATTACTGATGAAGCTGGTAATGTTTTTATTATAGATAAAAGAATTACTACAGGTTCTAATTCAGATGAACAGCTAGTAACTGCAGCACAAGCAGCAGGACAAGCAGAAATAGACGAATGGGCTGCATCGTTTGCTAATGTTGGCAAAACTTGGAATCCAGAAACTAATTCTTTTGAATAGAGGTCGTTATGTCTGAACAAACTACAGAAGAAAAAGTAGCAGCTTTAGAATCTAAAGTAGCAGAATTAGAAGCTAGAATAGTAGAACTAGAAGCTGGTAATACAACAATAGGACAAAATGGCTAGAAGTCAACCATACGGTTTTGCATGTTCAGGAGGATTAGTAGATAGTGCTAATCGTTTTGACTTGTTCAAAGCTCCCGGAGTAGCAACTACATTAAGAAACTTTGAAGTTGCTGTAGAGGGTGGTTACAGAAGAATAAACGGTTATAGTTTATTTGGTGGCGGTAGTTCTGCTAGACCTAACTCTTCTAATCAGATATATGGATTGTTTGTTTATGCTGATGGAGTAGTAGCTGCAAGTGGTAGTAATATTTATTTTAGTCAAGACGGAACTAGCTGGTTACAAATAAATAAAGCAAGTGTATCAGCTAGTGGTGATAATCATACTGCATTTACAGGTAGAAGTGCACTTAGTTTAACATCACCAGCTCAGTATAGTTTTGCATTATACGAAGGTACATCTGTTTACGGTGACCTAGTTATGACAGATGCAAGTGGTAGTAATAAACCATTTTTATTTAAAATGACTGGTACAGATTCAGATATTACCAATAGAACATTTTTTGCTAGTCAGATAACAATAAGCGGTAGTACAACTGCAAAGTTTTGTACAATACACGGAAGACGCTTAGTAGTTGCAGGAGACCCGTCAACACCAAACACAGTTTACATAAGTGCTGTTAATGACATAGATGATTTTACTGGTGGAGTCTCAATAACATTAGAAGACCAGATAGTAGGTCTTAAAAGTTTCCGTAACGAATTATTTATATTTTGTAAAAACTCTATCTTTAAATTACAAAATGTTGACAACTCATCAGCTCTACAAGTTGTACCAGTTACTAAAAACGTGGGTTGTTTAGATGGACAGAGTATTCAGGAATTTGGTGGTGACCTAATCTTTTTAGCTCCAGATGGATTAAGAACAGTTGCCGGTACAGCAAGAATTGGAGATGTGGAGTTAGGCACAATAAGTAAAGCTATTCAACCACAGATAAAACAAATAGCAGATAACATTGACACTTTTACAATTAGTAGTGTCGTATTAAGAGATAAGTCACAGTACAGATTATATTACGGTAAGTCTAGTCAAAGTGACTTAATACAAGAAGGAATTATAGGAACACTAAGACCTGAAGGTTGGCAGTGGTCAGAAACAAGAGGTATCGAAGCTCCGGCAGTTACTTCTGGTTTTACAAACACTGGAGTTGAGAAAGCATTTCATGGTGACTTTGCAGGGTATGTTTACAACCATGATACAGGTAACTCATTTAACCCTGCAGGAACTGAAAGCGATATAGATGCTCAGTATACAACACCTGACATTGATTACGGTGATTTAGGTATGCTAAAAACTTTACAGTATCTAAAAATATCTTTTAGTCCAGAGAATGATGCTACACCAACGATTAGGGTTAGATACGATTTTGAAAGTACGGATACACCACAACCTGCTGATATTAGTATAGGAACTGTACCGTTACCATCACTCTTTGGTAGTGCTGTATTTAATACTAATACTTTTGGTGCAGGAGAACATCCAACAGTAAGAACAGCATTAACAGGAAGTGGACATAGTAATAATTTTAGTATTTTTACAAAGAACACAAATCAACCGTACATTATAAACGGTTTGTACATAGACTACGTACCGTCAGGAAGGAGATAATAAATGGCTCAAAACTACACTAGACAAAGTTCATTCAGTGATGGGGATACTATTACTGCTGCGTTATTTAATAACGAGTACAATCAATTAGTAAACGCATTTGCCTACTCATCTAGTAGTGCAAGTTCTACAGGTCACAGACACGATGGTAGTGCTGGACAAGGTGGTAACATATTTAAGATTGGTGACTTAGACTTTTTAAACAAAATAGAAGTTGACAGTACAAATAATAGATTAGGATTTTATGTAGAAGTTTCATCTTCAGCAGTAGAACAAATAAGAGTACAAGATGGTGCTTTAGTACCTGTTACAGATAGTGATGTTGACATAGGTACAAGTTCTTTATACTTCAAAGATGCATTTATAGATAGCATAACTACAACAGGTAATGTTGCTGTAGGTGGTAACTTAACAGTAACTGGTACGACTACTTTTAACGGTGGTACTATTACTATGGGTGATGCTGCTACTGATAACGTAGTCTTTGGAGCTGATGTAGACTCAAGTATTATTCCTGATGATGATGACACTTATGATTTAGGTAGTGCTTCACAACAGTGGAGAAATATTTTTATAGATGGTACTGCTGAAATAGACACTCTTGCTCTTGATGGCACAACAGTAACTTCAACTGCTGCTGAGTTAAATATTTTAGACGGAGTAACAAGTACTGCTGCAGAATTAAATATTCTAGATGGTGTTACATCAACTACAGCAGAACTGAACATACTTGACGGAGTTACTTCAACCACTGCAGAATTAAATATTCTTGACGGAGTTACTTCAACCACTGCTGAGCTAAACATACTTGATGGAGTTACTGCAACTACTGCTGAACTTAATATACTTGATGGAGTTACATCAACTGCAGCAGAGTTAAACATATTAGATGGAGTTACTAGTACTGCAGCCGAACTAAACATTCTTGATGGGGTTACCGCAACTGCAGCAGAAATAAATGCACTTGATGGGATTACATCAACAGTTACAGAATTAAATATTGTAGATGGTAATACATCTGCTACATCTACTACACTTGCAGATGCTGATAGAGTAGTAGTAAATGACAACGGTACTATGGTACAAGTTGCCTTGACAGACTTTGAAACTTACTTTGAGTCTGCCCTTGATACACTTTCTAATGTTACAACTGTAGGAGCACTAAACTCAGGTAGCATTACAAGTGGCTTTGGAGCTATAGACAATGGCTCATCTGCTATTACAACTACAGGTACAATTACTTACGGTTCTTTATCAGACGGTACGATAACTGTTACAGCTTTTGTAGATGAAGATGATATGTCTTCAAACTCTGCAACGCTTATACCAACTCAACAATCTGTTAAAGCTTATGTAGACACACAACTAACTGCAGAAGACTTAGATGTAACAACTGATAGTGGAACTATTGCGATTGACTTAGATAGTGAAACTTTAACTATTGGTGGTACATCTAATGAAATAGAAACATCTGCTACAGGTAATGCAGTAACTATAGGTATACCGGCTGCTGCTCAGATTACAACTTCATTGGGAGTTGGTGGTGGTTCTACTAACGGGGTACAGATTTCTCAAGGTGCTATCTCTATTAAGAATGGTGGCACACAATCATACATAGATTTTTATTGTGAGTCTTCAAATGCTCACTATGCAAGATTACAAGCACCTGCTCACTCAGCATTTAGTGGTAATATAACTTTAACACTTCCTGCAACTACAGGTACACTTGCATTAACTTCTGGCGATATTACAGGTAATGCAGCTACAGCTACAGCGTTAGCAACTGCAAGAACTATTCATGGTGTATCTTTTGATGGAACAGCTAATATAGACTTAACAGAAGTTGTCCAAGATACAGTAGGAGCTATGTTCTCAAGTAATACTGAAACAGGTATTGCAGCTACTTACGAAGATGGTGATGGTACTATAGACTTAGTTATAGGTTCTGGTGTTATTACAAATGCTATGTTAGCTGGTTCTATTGCTAATGCAAAACTAGCTAACTCTAGTATAACTGTAAGTGATGGTTCTAATTCAACAGCTACTGCATTAGGTGGTACGATTACATTCTCAGGAACTTCTAACGAAGTTGATGTCGCAGAAAGTTCCGGTACAGTTACAATAGGATTACCTAATGATGTAACAGTTTCTAATAACTTAACAGTCTCTGGAAACTTAACAGTTTCTGGTACAACTACACAGACTGGTCCAATAGTATCTGATGATAACTTCACAGGGCTTTTAAATTCTAACTCAGGTAACTCAAGTGACTTTGGATTCTTTGGTAAGTATGTAGAGTCAAGTACTACTAAGTATGCAGGTTTATTCTTTGATGCTTCTACAGATAATACATTTAGATTATTTACCGATACACAAACAGAACCGGCTGCTACTGTAGATACAAGTGCTACTGGTTATGCTGCTGCTAATTTAGTTACTGCAGGAATAACAGCTACTACAGGTACATTCTCAGGTGCTGTTTCAGGTACAACAGGTACATTCTCTGGAGACTTAGCGGTAGACACTAATGTTTTAAAAGTTGATACTTCTAATAATAGAATTGGTGTTAATCAAGCTTCACCAACAGTTTCAATAGATGCTGGTTCAAATACAGATGCTATCTTAGTTCCTGTAGGAACAACTGCACAAAGACCAAGTGGAGCAGCAGGACAGTTTAGATATAACTCAACCACTAATCAATTTGAAGGTTACACTAGCTCATGGGGTGCTATAGCCGGTAGCGGTGGCGGTGGTAGTTCTTCTGCTTTTTCTAAAAATACTTTTGCAGGAGATGATTCTACTACAGCCTTTACACTAAATACAAGCATGACCAATGAAGATGGTCTAATAGTATTTATTGATGGTGTTTATCAAGCTGATAATGTTTACTCAGTTTCTGGCACTACTCTGACTTTTGCAACTGCTCCAGTTAGCGGTAGAGTTATAGAGGTCTTCCAATTAGAAGGTGGTATTGTTGGTACAGCTCCAAGTATAGACACTATGACTGGTGATGGTTCAGATACTACTCTAGCATTAAGTACAACTCCTTCATCTGAGAATCAAACATTCGTAACTATTGATGGTGTTGTTCAACATAAAGACACTTATTCAATATCAGGTAGCACACTAACATTTAGTGCTGCTCCTCCTACTGGTACAAAAGTAGAATGTGTAACATTTAGTAATGTAGCTGTAACTACTTTTGAAGACGCTGATGGTGATACTAAGATACAAGTAGAAGAAAGTTCTGACGAAGATAAGATTAGGTTTGATACAGGTGGAACTGAACGCATGTTAATTGATGATGCAGGTCGTTTAGTAATAGGTCATACAGCAGCTTTAGATGACCTAAGAGGTACAGACCCGTATTTGCAAGTTTTAGGGTCAGGATTAGATACTGCACACATAGGAGTAGTAAGGTTCTCTAATAGTAATAACGGAGGACATATTACTATAGGAAAATCAAGAAGTGGTACAGTAGGAACAAACACTATAGTGCAAAATGGCGATAAAATTGGTACTTTGAATTTTGCAGGAGGAGATGGCTCTGATTACCATGAAGGAGCTGTTATAGAAGCAGTTATTGATGGAACTCCGGGTACAGGTGATATGCCTACTGCATTAACTTTCCAAACTACTGCTGATGGAGCTTCTTCTTCTACAGAAGCCATGCGTATTGATTCTTCTGGTAATGTTGGGATTGGAACTTCAAGTCCTTCTTTTGACTTAGATATTCAAGACTCAAGCAGCACATATTTAAATGTAGAAGCAACAGCAACTAGCGGAGAATCTACCGTTGCTTTAAAAGGTAAAAACTCAAGCGGAACTGCTAGAACACTAATATTAAAATATGATAGTGCAGATAAATTTAGAATAGCCACACCTTCTGCCGTACCTATGATTTTTGAAACTTCTGATGCACAAAGATTTCGTATTGATGCTGATGGTGGTGTTGGTATCGGTAATCCTACTGCGACAAACTATGCTTTAGAAGTTGAAGGTGCACAGATTGGTAGAGGTTCAGTTTACTTTCATACAACTATGCCACTTTCAGATGCTACTTATGATTTAGGTCATGGTTCTTATAGATGGAGAAATTTTTATTACTCAGGCACTTTTAACCCTTCTGATAAAAATGAAAAAAATACTATCACTAATAG